TGAAGCTTCGGCTGCAACCTTGGTTGTAGCATCTGTTGATGCTGCTGAGATTGCCTCTGACTTAGCTGTTGCTACGTTTGCAGTAGTTGCTAGAAGTGCAGTGTCTGCGATTCCATGAATATTTGTTGTGTCTGCTTCGTGTGCTGTAAGTGCTGCTGCTGCGGTGGCTTCTGCTGCGGTTTTTGCTGCGTTAGCCTTAGTTGTTGCATCTGCTGCTGCAGTTGATACTGAAGCTGCGTCGCCTGATACTCTAAGTGCTGCTTCTGCTGCTACCTTAGTTGTTGCATCTGTTCCTGCTGCAGTAATTGCTGCTGATTGTGCTGCAGCTGCTGAGCCTGCTGCATCGTATGCTGCGGCTGTTGCTGAAAGTGCACGAGCATCTGTGAAGTATTTGTTTGCTGCATTTTCTGCAAGGTCTGCTGTATCGTGATTTGCAAGACTTGAAACTGTACCTGTTACATCACCAGTAAGGTTGCCAACAAATGTAGCAGTAATTGTTCCTGCGGCGAAGTTGCCATTGGCATCGCGTTTTACTACGGTATTTGCTGTATTGGCTGAAGTTGCTGTACCGCCAATAATACCAACAATGTAGTCTTGGTCTGCCTGTGCCTTGGTTAATACACCAAAACCGTTAACGGTAGCTGTAGCACCCTCAACGATCAGACCATTTTTAATTCTAAAGTTTTTGTTTACTGTTGCCATTGATATGACTCCCTTTTACTGCTTTTTTATGCTTTTAGTGCTGTTCTAAAATATCTTACTTTTATTGATCCTGAAACAGGTGTTACGCATAGACTTATTATACCGCTATTTTCTTCAAAAGTGACTGTGGCTAGTGATAAATCTGTGTTTGATACGATGTCTGATTCTGATATGTAAACATTGGTTCCATCATTAAGTACAGTAATAGTTGAACTGTGTGTGAGATTTCCAACAGCCTTATCAACTTGAAGTGCATACCGAACTGTTTTGTATACTGTTTTTGAAAATGAGTCTATAGTTGTTTTATTTTCTATACCGTCTACAGTAAGATCATTGTTCCCGTCCAAACCAAGAATCTCTGAAGCATTTTCTGCATCAAGGGTCGATAGGTTTGCCTGTAGTTGACTTACCTTGTAATCTATAGAGTTTACATCTGTTGATCCATTTACACCAAGCTTGTTCTCAATTGCCTCAATTGCATCATTGACGTTACCATGCAGCGTTGCGTGGCCTTCCATTGATTCAGTTGCGGCAGGATTTGTAAGATTATCTTTTGATGTTGGGTAACTAGTTGCCAATTTGTCCTCCGTCCAACAGTGTTAATTCTGTGTAACTTGCGTTTGCATACGATGATGTTGGAGTACCACCGTCTAGACCAATTATAGCAGGATTAGTTTCTAATACGCCAGCATTATTGTTAATGTCTTCAGAAAAGTTTATTGTTTCTTGAAGGTTAACTGTATGTACATTTCCATCATAAGAATGTGTATGCATATAGAATGGGGCGGGATCAGTAGAGCCAGGAGTTAAGTCAACCCACACTGCACCGTTGTAAATCTTAATGTTCTTGCTTGTTACATTAAAATAAACATCGCCAGTTGATCCGCTCAACGGATCTTCTGCGAGTGTAAGTAGATTTAGTAATGACTTAAACTTTTTGGCCATTTGAAATCCTTATCCTATTACAACTACTCTATATTCTCCAGATGCTGGTGCAACTGCAAATTTGATAGTTACAACTGAATCTGATGTATGCTCAACATCTGCCTCTATTTGTGCATATGGTGAAGCAACTTCATAAATAGCAGTCACTATATCTTTTGTACCCAAATTATGAGTTACTGTATAAGATGTTGCTGATGTATTAAGTGTTGTCTTATATTTTCTTGTTATCTCATGATAATTTGTGCCGTCATTTGTTAATGTCCATTGGTCTGCCGCCTCATTCCATAAAACTTCTACATCTGCAGAGGTTCCACGGTTTACCTTAAGACCAGCATCTGCTGATGGAGCTCCAGTAACATTTGTATTAAGAACAACTTTATTGTCAACAATATTAACTTCTGTTGTGCTTATAGAGTTAATAGATCCCTGAACATCAAGGTTTCCACCAATGCTTAAGTTACCAGTAACTGTTACATCATCTGGCAAGCCAATAGTTACTGCTGCTGATTCTGATCCAGATCCTGAAACTGTAATTTCTCCAGCTGTTCCAGCAATTGTTGAAACATAGCTTCCAGTCGTGTCAGCACCAAGAGCAACTGAGTTTGGCTCAATTGTTGTTGATATTGTAACATCGCCCAAATTGGTCATTGTTGCAGAACCAGTTACATCTCCTGAGAGAGTAATTACTGGATCTTTATTAAGAGATACCTCGCCACCTACAACCGTAAAGTCGCTTGCATCGAAACTTGCTACACCCTTATTTGTATATGTTGCGTTTTCTGCTGAAATTGTAATTCTATTATTTGTTACAGCTACGTCAATTCCCTCTCCGCCAGCTACTGTAAGAGTATCTGTAAGAAGGTCAACTGTATCTGTTCCTGTATCTCCAGCAACTGAAAGATTAGTTGCTACGTTTACTGTTCCAGCTGCAGTCAAACGACCTTGAGCGTCAACTGTAAATGTAGGAATTGCTGTTGTTGATCCGTATGATCCAGCAGTTACTGCTGTATCATTAAGTTTTAATGTTGTTGTGCCTGCGGTATCGTTGTATGTTGCGGTTAAAGCTGTTCCTGCTAATACGGACGAACCAATAATGTCTTGAATTACTTCTGTAGAACCAGATGCAGGTGTCCACTCTGTTCCATTGTAGAAGTAAAGAATGTTTGTGCCAGTATTGTAGTATATTTGACCAGATACTGGATTTGAAGGCGCTGAGCCTAAGTTTTGTATTCTAGCATTGAGCAACTCATTCTTGTTGAGATCAACGCTAACTAAAAATTTTCTTGCCATTTGCTATCTCCTTATGACAGGTATGCTGTCCCTGAAAATGGTTGAGCCATAGTCAGTGTTAATTGATTAGTACTATTGTAGTCTATTCCAGTTTCCAAAATATCTCCTGCACTAGATTTGACGGTAACGTTTGGTTGGTATCCAAGACCGTGACTAATGACAACAGAATATACTCCTAACGCTGGTCCAGTAACTTGAGCAAGTTCCCAAGCATAGGCCAGAGTGTTATTTGTTAAGAATATCTTATTTGATCCTGACCAAGATGAGTCAGAAATTTTTGGACCGTGAAAAGCTGCAGATGTTGTATCAAAATAAAAATCTCCAGTAAGGCCTAAATTTGCTGCTGGGTCTCCAGAACCATTTAGGATTGTTCTTCCTCTTACTCCTTGCGGGCCTGGGGAAGATACTATAACTTTATTTATTTGCTCTTTAACAACTACGGACTCAACCATTAGATAGTTACCGATCTATTTAGGGTAATAAACCCTTCAAGGAGCTTTATTTTATTCGCATTAGAATCTACAACCATAATGTCATATACTGACTTTGGATAAAAAAGTTTGTTTGTTTGTGTTGGTGTAAGGGTTACAGTTAATTTACCAAGGGAGCCATTTATTACAATGCCGCCACTTGGAGATGTTAAAGTTACTGCTAACTTAGTTCCACCTTTTACGTCACGTACCTGCATTTTTGCAGATGCGCCAGTTAAATCAATCGCATTATCATTTTCGTCTTTATATTCTACTACAAAGCTAAATGTTGCATTTTGATCTACTTCGAAATTCTTTTGTCCTGCCATTTGCCATAGTCTCCTAAATAGGAATACTCCTGTACTAATTTTAGCACAGGAGTATTTCTAATTGACTACTTTTTACTTTTTGGTAAATCCAAATGATGCTTCGTTTGGATTAAGAGCCTTAAGTGCAACTGGCACAACTGCTGCCATACCACCGTAGAACAAATCCCTTGGTGTCGCCTGTAATCCTTGGGCCTGAAAAGCAGCGTATACTGCTAGTGATGCTCCTAGAAAATGACGTCCGTAACTTGCTAGTGCTGCTAGAATCTTCTCTTGCATTGTAACCTTTCCGTCTCCATTAAGATCTTCTTTAGCTTTTGCCATTTTTGATCCTCCTTATTTCTAGGCGGGTTGCCTAGGAATTTTGGGTTTTATCCCAATCTTATAATTGTACCACTATGCGCTAATATCTACTAATTCGCAATTTCCATCAGAACTACAGGCAAGTGTTGCATTTGTAGAGGTTCCATCTTCTGTCTCGTAGAATGACAGATCTTCCCAACGAATAGACTTAGGCATTTTTTCAACTAGATCATCGTATTCTGCTTTTGAAACTTCTTGGTATGGAGCTTGCTTATAAGAGTGATCTGAATATGGCAAGAAAGATATACCTGAAAGCTCGTCAAAATGCTTATAGACCCAGGATCCAACTTCCATCCACTCGCTATCATTTACAGAAACTGTAATTGAAGGCTTATGCTCACACCAAGCTCTCTGATAAATTAGCCATAACTCTAGGTGTTCAATTGCAGTAAGGTCTTTTCTAAATGTTGCATGAGCTGGTGCTTTTACTGGAAAAGAAAAAACATCTGTCTCTGTTGGCTTCATGACATCATCTTCAACTGGTATTCCAACTTCTTTAAGAAATATTGAAATTGGATCATTTTTAGATCCACGCACAGTTCTTATATAATACTCAGAATGCCATGGATGCATTCCAGATGAAACTCCAGTTAGCTGAGAAACTGTTCCAGAAGGCTTAACGCATGTTACTGAAGCAGATGGATTGATTCCAATTGCTCCCGCTTCTTGAATGTTTGCCTCTCTTGCACGAGTTCTTAATCTTTGAAGCATATGCTCAAGCCTTGTATAGTTATCTTCTTTTATATGATCCTGATTGCTACAGAGATCAACACAACCTTTGCCGCAAACAAATTCATTTGCAGATCTAGATTTTCCTGAAAAAATTGCATTTCCAAATTGTCCAGTTAAAGACACACCCAAAAGTCTTTCTTCTTCTGTATTTTTTTTCCAAACGTCTCTAATGTACTTAAAGTTAGTAAGGGTTGATTGCCATGTACCAAGGATTGAGGCTAACTCTACTTTTCTTGATACAGACTCTTCGTTATCATCTTCTCTTAATACAACTTCAGATAAATTGCAAAACTGATTTGGCCTAAGAATAATTTCAGAGCATGGGTTTGTTCCATAATGAATATCTGGATCTCTTCCGTATAGTGCCGCTTGCTTTTGTGCTGCTGCAACATTGTATATACCACGCTCTCCTGACTTTGAATCATAAAGAGATTTCCACTCTGCAATAAACTGTTCCATATCTGGCTTTCTAGAATAAGCTACAGAGTTATTTGAAAGAGCACGTTGAGGATTCGTTTCCCACCAGTTACCAGATTTTGCAGAGGCCATTTCTATATCATTAATATTTGAAAGAGAAATCATTGCTGATCTTCTAACTCCTCCAACTACAACAACTTCACCAATCTTGCACATAATGTCGTGGCATTCAATTGGCTTTAACTGTCTTCCTGTTGCTGCTTTAAATTTTGAAATTGTAAAATCAAAAAGGTTTACTAGTGGCTGTGGTCCAGAAGATCTTCCTCCCATAGTTTTAAGTCTTGCTCCTGCTGGTCTAACTTTAGTTACATCAAAAGATGGGATTTTTCCGTCCCAAAGATTTTTTAGTAGCAGCCTGTATGCTGTTGCCCAACCAGACTTAGAGTCTTCTACAACTATTACATCTGATACTTTTTCTAGAGTGTTTGGAATAGAAGGAAGTTTGTTGATGTACTTATATTCAACAGAAAATCCTACTCCAGACCCACACATTAAGATGTACATAGTTTCATCAAATGCCCTCGGATGATCTACTGGCAAATAAGAACAGTTGTACCCAGCAACGTTATCTCTTTGAAGGGCGGGACCAGAAGTCATGACAGCTCTCATTGATGGCATTACATTTCTCTTGTATACGGCATCCTTAAGATTTGATAAAAGTATTTCGTCTGGAGTGTAGTTAAAATTTTCTTCTAGGTGGCCAAGCATAAAAGAGAAATATCTATCTACAGTTTCTTTCCATGTCTCTCTTCTATTTTCATCTGGCACCCATTTTGCATATCTAGACATAGCTATAAAATTTTCATAGGGGTTATCTATTAAAGCGCTATTTTCATTAAGTTCAATTAGTGACATTGGCGTCTCCTCAAAATAGTCCGAGGATTGATTAAAGTTTTTTATTTTTGTCATTTTGTCTCTTTTCCGCCCTGATGGCACATAAAATTTAGTAAGAGTCTTATTTTACCAAACTTCTTTATAGAAAGGAAGAGTAAAAAATATTTTTTAAAAAAGCACTATTATTGGTTAACTAGAATAAATATAAGTATATTTTTAGGTTGACATATTGTAAAGTTTAATGGTATTCTTATAGTTCGTTATCTCTATTGGAGGAAATGCCTATGGAGAATATAAAAGAAAAACTTAGCGATGTTTTACATCACTATGTTGCAATATCAGTAGCTGTACTGTTTTTATTTACTGGTCAACCAGAAGTAATACAAGCAGCATCTGCTCTGGTTGTAAAACCAGATGTAAAAACCGAAGCACAACTTAACAAGGAAAAGCTGGAGCAATTCAGCAATACTGTGTGGAAACCATCTGAGTCTTTAACAGATAAAGAATTGGTTGAACTTCTCAAGGCTGTAGGCTTTGAGGGGAGCGCCCTTAAAATGGCGTGGGCTGTAGCTAAAAAGGAGTCTAATGGACGCCCAATGGCTTATAACGGCAACAGTAGGACTGGAGACAGCTCCTATGGAATTTTTCAGATCAACATGTTGGGAAACCTAGGTGATGATCGTAAAGAAAAAT